CCTACGCCGCCCGAGATCAGCGCATTGCCGGTGGCGACATCAGCCAGCTTGGACAGCGCCGTGGTGGTGGAGGCGTAGAGCAGGTCGCCAACGGCATAACTGGATTGCCCGGTGCCGCCATTAGTTGCGGCCAAGGTGCCGGTCACGCCTGTCGTCAGGGGCAAGCCAGTGCAGCTTGTCAGCACGCCTGATTGCGGGGTGCCCAACAGGGGCGTAACCAGCGTCGGTGATGTAGCCCGCACAACACTGCCTGTGCCGGTGTTCAGCGTCCAAGTAGGTGCGGTGCCGGTGGATGTTAGGACGTAGTTTGCTGCGCCAATATTTAGGAATGTCGTGGTGCTGGCCGCCGACTGGTACGGAACTGAACCGGTTGCCCCGCCAGCAAGATTAGTGGCAGTGCCTATGCTGACCGCAGACGGTGCGACGTTTTTCCAATATGGCCCGGCGCTGTCGTATTGCAGCAGGTCATCCGGCTGAATAGATGTGATTTTTACGTTATGAAGCTCATCTAGCTCATAGCCGTTATCAACCTTAATAAATATTGAACCGACTGTGGCATGAACACGCTCAATGAACCCAACGACTACTAAATGGTTCGGCGCTACTGGCTTGGTCGTCGTAAAAGCGCCTGCAATCGTGGGAGAAAGATAGACGGTATCTCCGGCAATTGTTCCGAGCGTGTTTAATTTATAAATCGGCCCAGAAACCTGAACAAAACCTTCGCCGCCATTGGAAATGGTTTCTGCGACTATGCCGATAGTGTGCGCTGAATTTACATCGCTATCGGCCTGCGCGAGCTTTACGGCAACGCGATTGCCCTGAGCGCCAGAAATATAAACGATTTGCCCTTTTGTCATTGTCAAAAGGGTGTCGTTGTATGCCCTCACGTACTCTTGTACGCCGATCTTGCAGACTACATTCCCACCTTTGAGTCCGAAGTCGATTGTTCCTTCGCCTTCGTCCCAAATCATCCGGCCAACGGCGTTTTCACCGTGTCCGTGTTCGTTGATGGTCAAATAGTCTGTAATGATCGCGTTGTTGTTTTGCTCCGCAGGCTCAAGCGATTTAAGTTGCAGTTCAGACTTCAATGCTTGCAACTCTTGCAGAGCGAGAGTGGCCTTAGCATCAATCACCGATCCATCTGCTGTCAGGCTGTTTTCTAATGACTCAATCAATGCCAATGCATCATTTGCGGTGGCTTGAGCACTTCCAGCAGAAATGGCAATTTCATTCACCAAGTCAGGGGCAATTACATCGACAGTTGCAAACAGTCGCTCGAATTGTTTAATTAACTCATGATCTTTGAGGAAAGTTGCGAGCTGATCACGTGTTAAATTAAGTCTTGATGTAGCCATTAGAATGCGAGCGGTTCAAGTTGAGCTTCTAGTCGAATGAAAGCGACATGGGAATCGCTATCGCCTTGGAATCGTTGAATGCGCCAGTTTTGCATATGCCCCTGTTGAAACCACACAAGTCGCTTTAATCGGTCGCCAATCGTGCCCGCATTAAGGGATTTTTGCTGGCTCCACGTTTGCCCATCAACTGAATATGATGTGCTTATCTGAGGGTTTTCACCTAAAGCCACTCGCCCAGTAAGTGCGACCAGTTCAAGCTGATTAAAAATCGCGCCCTTGCTTTCGTTGTAAATAATCGTCGTACCAAATTCCCATCGCACAGATTGCCCATAGTGCGCGCTTTCTTCCTGCGCCAAGTATCCAATCGTCGTGCTAGTCGGATCGCCAACGAGCCAGCGATTGTAGGCCCATACAAAGTTTTTCGCTTTGTATTGGCTAAACTCAACCAGTGAGCTAGTCAAACAGAACCACACAGGCTGGCCGAGAACTTCCGTAGCTGCTGCATCGAATACCAAAGTCCGATCTGGCAGATGAATATATAAGTGCTGATGGCTGCGGTCATTCCGCGCTTCAAGTTTTACGCTTGAAAGAGCTGCTTCGGTATATTGAAGCAATATCTCATCAATTTCTGACGTGCTGATCTTGTTTGCGTTTGCGTTTGATGCGACGTAAATGCCAGGGGCTTCGTTTCTTCCGCTACCGAGAAACGCGACCTGCTCAAGAAACACGCAGCAGGCATGCGTGCCAACAGTTCCTTTTTGAACCTGCGCGCCGTCAATACGCGCAAACGGGAAGAATTCACCGCCTACGTTATCAAACACCTCAATGGTGTTTCGATTGAGCGCATAAACTTCATTACGCAATTTCAACAGCGCCACCACGGGATCAGGATCGGCTTCACTTGATCCATACTTCAGCGGATTTACCTGAGTCGGATCGGAAAGCTCCGTGACAATCAGAAACTCCCCGTCTGTCGTCATAAAGTAACCATCAACCCAGCACATATCAACAACAGTGCCTAGATCTGGGTCTGTCACTTGGGTGAGCGTTGAGCCATTCCAATAAAACAGATTGCCGTTTGATGCGATAGCGAGCCGGTCAAAACTGTAATCGAATGTGACAAGACTTGATCCACCAACATCGCCAAGCGTGGTAACGGTGCCGATCGCTGACACCTCGACCAATTTGGTGCCCATGACGCGATAGCAGGTGCCTTCCCAGTTGATTCCTCCGCGATCAATACCGGGGCCTGCCCCGTTTGAAACAAGGCCATCAGCAGGGCGCAAATAGCCTTCGCTGATCCCATTTCCTTTTGGCACCGGCATCATATTGACCGGATAGCTGGTGCGAAGGTCAGGCCCGTTGTCGGTGTATATGCCATTCAGAATTGGGATCTGAGCCATTAGTTATTTCTTTCGGGCTGCGCGCATGTTGTCGATAAGATTCGGATAGGGCCGGCCGGCTTTCTTTGCGGCATCCTTGGCGCTTGCTTTTTGCTTATCAGTGAGCGGCTTAGGTTTTCCTTCAGCTTTTGGGCGCGCTTTATCCCATACAGGCTTTTTCTTCATGCTCACCATTTCACTTTATCCGCCCAATATGCAGCACTCATTTTACCCTTGGCAATATTCTGAGCATGCCTTGCCTTGAACGACTCGCGCCTTGCTTTATTGGCTTGTGACTCATTTTCTTTCTTTGGTGAGCCACTAACCCCTTGCTGCCCGAATCGAATCGTTTTTACTTGATCGCCAGACTTGGCAACAACAACGTGCGATTTTGTGGGATGTGATGGAGTTCGTTTCGGCTTATTAAAGCCTTCAACTCCAGCACGAGCAAGACGCGAATCTTTCTTTACAGGCATTACACGCCGCCTTCGCCCGTTGCGATGTTGAGCGTAGTGCCAGCTGCCGAGATGTATGCAACGGTTTCTTGATCGGTGGCTTTACGAACAATGATTTCGCTTCCTGATCGCACAGGAAGATCGGCGGTTGTAGCAGTTTGCGCGCCGGCACCGATCCGTACATAACAGATCCCGGCTCCGCTATTTACGAGTCGGACGGCTTTATCTTCTTTATTAACTGTGACGCTTGCAGACGTTGCAGCCGGAGTGACCACCCGATTGCTGCCGCGTCTCTGAGAGAATTGATTAACTACTGACATTTTTATCCCCTTTGATTTTTAGCCGATGCGCCAGTTTGTGCCATCGCAAAACACCGGCACAATGTTCGCCCCACCGCCGGCCACAATTGCGCCGATTCCTGCCGTTAGCGTTTGTGTTGCATCGCTGACAGCCGCACGAGAGCCAGCGCCAGCGGTTGCAGCAGTGGGCAAATTTGCTACGGTTTTCGTAGTGACTTTGGAATAGCTTGATAGAGTAATCGTCGCTGCGGTCAGCGCATCGAAGTTATCTTCAAGGAATTGCATCAGCGTGTTAATGCTGGCTTTCCGCGCATCGCCGTTATCGTTTGAATACACCACAAGCTTATCGCTTGATTCAACTGCGCTCATTGTTGCTAGCTGATTGATCGTCGGCATGGTCGCCCCTTAGTTATATTCGATTGGCCCATCTTGCCCAGCAAGAACGGGGTCTTTATAGGTTTGCAGGAAGGGCGTGTCATACCGCCAAGGTTTGTTTCCAGCGCCAGACGGCAAGGTATCCGTGAATTGTTGTTCCATCGGAAACGTAGCGCGTGAAAGAATGGTGTCGTAGGATGATTTTGCCACGGCTTGAGTGCCGGGCATCACCTGTTTTCCATAAGCCGGAGCGATCCTGATGGCCAAATTCGTGATGATTGCCTGATTCGCGGAATCTGGCACGTAAGTTTGCTCATCAAGATCTGACTGTTGCGGGCTGGAAGGTAACGGATATCCGAGTCTGATTCCCTTGCCATTCCAGTCTGCAATCATGGCATCAAGCCTACGCATTGCGCTTTGAATCTGATCAGGTTGCAAGTCAAAAACATAGGATGCAAGCCCGATTTCCTCGAAGGCTGCCTCGACAAATTGGCGCTTGCTATATCCCATGCTTTTAGCCTTTCAGTACTTCGTTAATCTTTTCAGAGAGCTTGTTATCCGTTGTGCGCCCATCAAACTTGATACCCAACTCTGTTGCTTTGGTTTCTAGTTCGATTCGCGTGGGTGCAGCCGTATCTTCCAAAATTGAAGTTTGCTGAACAACAACAACGGGCATGATCGGTTTGTTCTGCGCTTCTTGCGCGTCGGCAATTGTCTCAAACCATCCTGAAGCAATCAGAACGTCAAACTCGTTTTGATCTTGAGCTCCAGCGTAATCATAAGTTTTGCCCTTGCCGCCAGGAGCTTTATATCTGCCGGGGACTTTATAAACGATAGTCGGGAATTCCATTATTTTTTTCCCTTTGGGGCTTTTGCTTTGGCTTTTCGAGCCACATCAAGCGCAATTGCGACTGCCTGTTTCTGAGGCTTTCCAGCTTTCATTTCAGTCTTAATGTTAGCCGAAACAGTCTTGCTCGAATAACCTTTTTTTAACGGCATTTTTAAAACTCCAAAAATAGAAAACGGGACGCGATGTTTTGCGCCCCGAGTTTTACATCTTAGGTGTTAAAAAGAATCACGCCATTCATCTGCGGATTGGTATTAACCACGCCGTAAAGAATGTCCAGCGTGTAAAGGCTGGTGAAAGTGGAGTTGTCGAATTTCTTGGACATTACCACTTCCATGCCTTGATCCGTGGTGCCACGCATAATATCCACGCCTTGGCCGGCCGGAACAGCATAACGGCCCGGAAGCAGTTCGATAGAGCTGTAATGCCAGAACGGGTTGCAGGCGGTGGCTGCGGTATTCAGGAAAACAATCGCAGCGGTGCCGCTGGTGCTAACCACTTCCACGTTCTTATAAGCCTTTTCAGCATCGGTGGGCGAAGAATTCGCGCCGATGATCGGGGGGCTAATGGTCATCGTGGAGCCAGAATCCACAGAAATCACGCGGAAGGTTTTAAGCTGGCCGGTGCTTTCCTTGGTGATCTGATGCACTGCATTGATGCCAGTGATCGTGAATGCATCACCCGCAGTCACGCCGGTTGTGGTCGAAACAGTAACGGTCTGATAACGGTTATCGACGTTGTTACCGTTGGCATCCACGTTGTCCGGCACATAACGCACTTGCGCGCCATTGGTGGCAATCGTAACGGTGGCGCTGTTTGCACCCAGACGCTTGCCGCCGTCGATCTTGTAGGTATCGAAGCCGGCCACCATGCCAACGTACGAACGCTCGAAAGCCTTGTCAGACTTCTGATTTCCGAACGAACGGGTCGCGGCAGCCAGGTTGCCAGCGATGCCGTTGTAGTCACGAGTGGTCAGAGCAAGGTAACGATCACCTTCCGGCACGCCTTGCTCGTTCATGATGGACTCAGCCAGTGCGATGTCATCATAGTCGCCAGCAGCAGTGGCAATATCGACCACCAAAGAGCCTTGCAGCGACACCACGTCACGCACCGCAGTATTCACATCAGAGGCAAGGCGCTGATAGGCGGCAGTGCCGAGTCGGCCTTCTTGCAGCGCGTCACGCAGTTCCAGCGCATCCATGTTCCAAGCGACAGACTTTTTGTAACCGAGTCGCGAAGGGACGGCCAGCTGGGTGGCAGTTTGCGCCGTGACAGCGGAACCGACAACGCGGGTCTGACTGGTCATGACGTAAGGCATCGGGCGCCAGATGGTGTCGTTTGCACGCTCCATCAGCTGACCGTCGGTGCCGAATTTGGCTACATTGCGGCTGATAACGAGGGCATCGTTAAAGCCTTCGAGGATGTCCTCAAACGCAACGCGTTCTTCTTTGCTGAAATTGTTTGCCATGATTTAAAACTCCTGTTTATTTGGCTTTTGCGCGTAACTGTTGTTTGTACGCAATCACCTTGGACATATTGCCGGTTTTCGCCGCTTCTTCTCGCAGCTTATCAAGGGTTGAGTCCACCGCGCCACTCAGACTGCCAGTACCTTTAACAGCCCTTTCAGGCGGCGGCGCTGCCTTGCGATTCGTCACTTTCAATTGAGTCTCCAGTTTCGCAACCGCAAAGGCAAACTTCACGGGGTCTTTAATGTCTGCAAGTTCTTTTGCGCGCTTCGGGTTTTTCCCAAGTGCATACACAAGCAATGCCGGATTTTCTGCTCCTTGAAGCACTACGCCCTGTTGCGTAACGTCAAAAACCTCTTGAATAGCCATCTCAGCATCATCAAAGTCTTTAACTCGCAGGCCGGCTTTCGCCTTCCCGTACGCATCAAGTTTTGCCTGCCATTCTTGCTGTTTTACTTCTTCAGCTTGCTTGGCCTGCTGTACTTGCTGATCTACTTCTCGCTTTCGCTCGAACCAGTCAGATAGTGCGGATTCGTACTTGTCGGAATCATAATCATGCCCTTCAAGCGTTGGCTTTGATCCCAACACAGCCGGCTTGGTCTCGGTCTGGGTTGTTTCAAGTTTGGCCTGTAGCTCACGATTTTGACGCTGCAATTCCCGGTGCGACTTGCGTAATTCTCGCACCCATTCCGGTGCGCGCTGTTCTTGCTCTTGAGGTGGCGTTTCCTCACCGATTGAAACGATTACTTCGTCATCGATTTTTTCTTGTGCTTCTGTTTCCGGCTCTTGATCGGCATCAGAATTTTCCTCTTCGCCAACATTCTCAAGATCCGTTTCCTCTTGCAGTTCGATTTCTTCGATAACTTCGTCTTGCGTCTCCATCTCTGCCGTTTGTGTCATTTAAAACCCCATAAACTCACCCGAGGATGGCCGGGTGGATGCCATAAAATCATTCCACAATGGGCGCAGCAGATTGTTGAAGCATCCCGCCCAACATCTGAGCCGCTTCCATTGCTTGTTTCTGTTCTTGAAGATCAACCTTAGATAGTGTTTCAATGGTCTGCGCCCGCTTGAGTTCTGCGGCTGCGACGGTCTCAACGGTATCAGCACGAGCCTTGGCCGCCTTCGCGACGGCTTCTTCAGCCGCAGCTTGCAGGAAGATCGCATTCGGGTCTGGCTGCTGGCCTTCCATTGCCGCCATCATCTCCTGAGCTTCTTCCTCTGTCGGCTTCATCACGCCCATCTGTACTAGCTTCTTGCGGAAGTAGTTCCGAACGTCATCGATGCCTTCGCCTTCCATATTCATGAGTGCCATCGAGGTGAGCACTTGCCGGGTTTCCGGGTCGTCTGACACGGCAATCATGTTCGTGATCGAGCGAACGGTGGCTTCGCGGCGAGATACGAAAGAAGGCCCAACGCTCGACACCACATCGAAAGAGGCTTCCGACAGATCGTTTTCCATCTCGATCTCGCCGGTTTCCTCATCAATGGTTGGCTTCATTAGCTCGACGCTACCCATCTCGCCCATCAATCCCACGGTTTTCATCTTGCGTCCTGGCTCTACATAAACCTCTCGGGCCATGCCGAGCCAGATCTCGCCAACGCGTCGCACTAACTTGGCTTGATTGCTCATGTAGATAAAGGTCTGCATATCCAGCCGAGATTGGATAGCTTCCACGGCTTTGCCGGAGATATTTGACACCATCTTCTCAGCCCCTTGCGGATTGCCGAGGATGTCATTCATATCTTGATCGGTGAGCTGCAACAATCCGGCCAGAGCTGGCGGAACGGCTGCGCTGCGAGTGTATGCAACAGGGCCGCCAATTTGCTGCGAACCATCTGGCCCAGTGATCGGGTTGATTAGCAGATAGGGATAATTCTTTAGATTATCTTCTGCCCACATAACCTGATGCCCAGCCACTTGCTCAGGGGTCAGGATCGGCTTTTCAACGCTAGACAGCGCGCTGATCTCGCCAAGCTTTGAGAGCTGCATGTTCTTTAGTCGTTGTGCATCCTTCGCCAATCTCACATGGCCCATGCACCGCTCGACGTTATCAACAAACCACCGCTTGCCATAGACAGGAACCACGGGAATCGCCTTGCCAGCGATGTATCCGCAATCCTCAAGCACACTGCCACCGCTCATGATGTATTTTCGCACCTTTGCGCGTTTAACGCGTTTCTGGCGTACTTCGCGGCTACCAATGGCTTGAAGTGTTTCTTCTAGGCTTTCATCCTCATCAAACTCTGATTGAGAATATCGCTCTTCTTCACCATCAATGGTTTCAAAGATACGAACGGTTTCTTTCACTTCTTCGATTCGATAATACTCGGCCACAAAAACCACATCAGGGGTAGACCAATCGAATTCGTATTGATGAACGATTTTCGGCCAGCTTGCTGGATCATCGTTCCATTCTGCCTTGTATGCATCTTTTGTCATCGAGGTAATGACATAAGCAAACTTTGCGTCTGCCTTATCCTGGCGCTTTGCATCCAGATCGAAAAACACGCTTGAATCGGCATCGTAGATAGGCTCAATGCGGATTCGCTGCTTTTCGTTTTCGTCGTCTTCCTCGTCTTCGTAAGCGGTACGAAGGCGAACCGCACCGAAACCACCGCCGACGGCTTCCTCGAATGCATTATCGAAGGCTTCTTCTGCGCCGGAATCTTGCTCGTCTGCCAGATAAAGCCCGTCGCAAAGATCGGCTAGTTTGTCGTATTCAGCGCCCTCTTTGCTTACAAAATCCACCGTGATGCGATTGTTTCGGTATTCGTTGATGATACGAATAACCGCGAGGTGAATTTTATTGACTTCAAACTTAGGCTTATTTTCAAACTGCTCACCGAGCGGGCCTTCCCATTGCGCTCCGGCAATGGAATAGAATCGACGATCCTGCAAGCATTGCAGTCGCTCATCACGCAATGTTGATTGAATAATGTCAAACTGGCGCATGGCTTCTTGATGAATCTGTGCCAGTTTTTGTTCGTTTGACATTCTAGACATAAGCGGTATTCCCCTATTTTGTTTTCATTATTCACCACCTGCTGATAGTTGGCAAGGCAGAAAACGTAATTGGTTTTTTATGCGCTGCTCGCCTAATTCCCTCGCATGCGTACCGAAGCGCATCAATGACGTGGTTTTTCTTATCCTCGAGCACTGGCATTATTTTGCCGGTAAGCGGGTCTGTCTTGTAGGAA